ATATCTACGGTCCATTCACCAAAGCAGGTGTTATCAAGAAAGCAATTGTATACGAATCAATTGGAGACAAGAACGATTCGCCAGACAACAGAAATACAAAACTTTCATACACACCTAAAGCATTGGAGGATAAAAATGCTGACGGTGTAATCAATGCTGCTGACGACGCACTTGTTATCAGTACAGATGACTTTGGATTTAATGAGGGGATTGAATTGTTATGAAGGAATTTGAAAAGAACATGGAAGACATCTTTGATATCGAAGTCGAAAAAGAAGAGACTGCAATTGAACAGTCACAACCATCCAAACCAGTTCCCAAAAAAGAAGAGCAAGATCATCAGGATAAAGATTACGACTATACCAGAGCACAACTATACAACCTCATAGACAAGGGTCAGGAGGCGCTCAACGGGGCGTTAGAGGTCGCACAGGAGTCAGGGCACCCAAGAGCGTATGAAGTCGCTGTGAACGCCATGAAGCAGGTAGCAGACACCACTGATAAACTGATTGATTTGCAGAAGAAGATGAAGGATCTCGATGCTCCTACGAAAAACTCTGTGAATACAAAGACCACAAACAACTTATTTGTTGGTAGTACAGCAGATCTACAAAAGATGCTGAAGCAAATAAATAAACAAGAAGATTCGGATTGATAAATATGAAGTCCTTCAAACAACTACGTATTGACATCACCGAAGCAGCAGAAAAACGTTACTGCCCTGGATGTGAAAAGTGGGAGACTAGAGCAGTCTGCCGATTCGGAGTTGAATACTGGGACAAGTACGCCGTCAAAAACTTTGAAGAATCAGTGCTCGAAGGAGCAGCCTGGACCAAAAAGTCAGGAAAGAAAAAGTCAGGAGGACTCAATGAAAAAGGACGAAAGTCTTATGAAAAGGAAAATCCAGGATCTGACCTTAAAGCACCGTCAAAGAAGGTTGGAAATCCCAGACGGGCATCCTTCTGCGCTAGAATGAAAGGCATGAGGAAGAGGCAGAAGAAATCAAACAATACAGGTGATGATCGCCTATCAAAATCATTACGTGCTTGGAATTGCTGACATAACTTGTGAAAAGAATGTTAAAATACTGAAATACCCCTTATTAGATCTATAATTAGTTATGAGTTTTAAGAATGAAATGCGTCTAAACGACACTGATGTATACCGCCTAATCAAAGCGTGTCAAGTCTATCAAGACAAGACAGGCTCGGAATACATGTGGGATGAATACCACGAGTTGATTGAAAAACTTAAAACATATCAAGAACAACATTCGACAAGCAAATGAAAATTTTATGTGCGTTTCTAATTACGCTATTTTTTGCTGCTCCAGTATGGGCAGTTGATGTCTCAATGGGTGCTGGTGGTAACCTAGTATTTGAACCTAATGAGATTACAATCTCTGCAGGGGACACAGTTCACTTTATTAACGAAGCACTACCCCCTCACAATATTATTGTAGAAGGTCGTGCAGATCTCTCTAGAGAAGCACTATTGTTTGCTCCTGGAGAATCACAAGACGTTGTATTTGCTGACGCAGGAGATTATAATTTCTTCTGTGGTCCTCATCAGGGTGCAGGTATGACTGGCGTAGTTCATGTGGAATAAAGATTACATAACCAAAAAACAAGCACAGGAGATGATTGACGATGCAATACGAAAACATAATCGTAATGCTGGAATTATCTCTATGTGTGTTGGTTGGGTTGTCCTTGCACTTTTTGCTGAAGGTCTCCTTCGACTTGTTGGAGTAATACCACCACTATTACCTTGGTTAAAAATTAGTTTATAGGAAAATTATGAAAGTTGGAATGATTGGTTTGGGTCGTATGGGCGAGGGTATGTCTCGCCGTATGATCAAAGAAGGAATTGAAGTCTGGGGTTATAGAAATAACTACGAGAAGGCTTGTGAACAATATGAAGCAGGTTATATTAGTGGATGTGCCACTTCACTAGAGTACCTTGTTCAATCAGTTAAAACTGATTCTGTTGCTGGTGAAGTTCCTGGTATCTTTCAACTTGTCATCCCCGCAGAACTAGTAGAGGAAACTATTAATGAGCTATTACCACTACTTGGCGACGGAGATATTATTATTGATCATGGCAATAGCAATTTTAAGGACAGTCGGAGGAGGGCGGAACGTCTTTCAAAACTGGGTATCCAGTATATTGATTGCGGTACTTCTGGTGGAGTTTATGGTTTGGACCGTGGATTCTGTCTTATGGTTGGTGGTTCAGATACTGCAATATCCATCTGCTCTCCTATCTTCAGGGCACTTGCACCTGGTATTGCCGCAGCAACCCGTACAGACCCATATAGTCATGCAACCAGTGCTGAATATGGTTGGCTACATTGTGGACCATCAGGCGCAGGTCACTTTGTAAAAATGGTTCACAACGGAGTCGAATATGGAATCATGCAAGCGTATGCAGAAGGGTTTAATATTCTCCATTCTAGTAACCTTGGTTCCCAATATGTTAAGGAAGGGGATGCTGAAGTTGCTCCAATGTCAGATCCAGAAAATTACCAATACGACATTGATTGTGCTGAAGTGGCTGAGCTATGGCGTAGGGGTAGTGTGGTTGGCAGTTGGTTACTTGATCTTACTGCTGATGTATTTCGGAGCGATTCAGAACTTAAACAATTCTCTGGCGGAGTTTCCGATAGCGGTGAGGGTCGTTGGACTGTTAATGCCGCTGTCGATTTGGGTGTCCCCGCTCCTGTTATTACTGCAGCGTTGTATGAACGTTTTAACTCTCGTTCATTGGGCGCATTCGGAAGCAAGGTATTGAATGGTATGCGGTTTATGTTTGGCGGACACAACGTAAGATGACTTTAGCACATGTCCTACTTTTCGGATCACTACCCTTTATATGTGCCACCGCATATTTCGGGCACAGAAAGGGTGAGAATAACTATTATGAAACCGACGCCTACACAGGAAATGGAACAGCGCATTAGGATGAGGTTTGCATTTGCAATGTCCTCCTTCGGTAGAATGTTTGGTCCAGGTCGCATCACCTTGGAGATGAGAGATATCTGTAGGTGTTGGTCTGAAGACATAGATACTAATACACCCCCTCGATCTAACTTGTACGAAGTCGATCGATACTTCCTGGAGTTATGGAAAAACCGATATGAATCTGAACCTGAATCTAATTGAAAAATTAAGACATGAGATCTATATGTTGAAACTCGAAAATAACATGCTCAAGTTGACACTAGAAGAAGTAAATAGTAATTGGGTACATCCCAAATCTTGCCTTCACAACGAAGATCCATGGAAAAAGTTCAAAACGTAAAGATTTCAAGTTTATTCATTTTTAGTTTCGTTATTTCATTTGTTGCTTGGGGGTTGGACAATGCTTATCCTCATTAGATATACGATGGAACATCAGTGGAGCCTAGGTCTCCTATCAATGATTTTAATAGTAGTTCCTATTATAGGAATGGATCTTGTCCATAAATATGGATGGGAACATTGGGAACCATTCGCGAGGAATCATAAATGAATCCAGTAATTTTAATCAGTTGCTTCACACCACTGGTTATTATTTTTATAGTAATGAAACTTGCTGTATGGGTATCTGCAGTTAATACAGAAAACTCTTATGTCGGAAAAGAACCTTTACGAAAGAGAGGACCCTTCGTGGCAGATGCATATGCAGACGTTGATGAAGAGGAAGAGGAGTATGGAGATCGCACAGACTATCGATGATGCTCTCCATCAACACTATGTTGTAGAGCAAGGAAAACCTGTACCAAATTGGAGGTATGTAAAAGATGCTGATTGGTGGATAGAGTATTTAAAAAATTTAGGAATCGATCCGAGAAACCCATGAGTGCTTTATTTGTATTTTCCTTTGTGTTGTTACTAACCATAGGAATGGAACTTACTTGGCCTGTTAAAAAATGAATCTATTGTTAAGACCACACGAAAATTTTAACGATCCTGTATGGTCAGTGATCTTTATGGTATTCCTTTCTGTTTGTGGAGCTCTTTATGTCATTTACTATATACTAGGAGTTGATAAAAGAGAATCCCATGGGATCCATGACACCACCGAGCAGGAAGAGTTGCTACAACTTCCGAGTGACGGAGATCAACCGTGTCCTTGATGGTGATACTATTGATGTCACCATTGATCTGGGGTTCGATCTATACAAGAAAGAAAGAGTTAGAGTTGCAGGAGTTGATACGCCAGAGAAGAGAACGAGAAATCTAGAGGAGAAAGCCCTTGGAATCGACGCAACAAACTGGCTCAAAGAAAAACTGGAAGGCACGTTGGCTGGTGATGATGAGTTGTCTGTTAGGACTGAACTTGTTGGTGGCACTGGCAAATACGGGCGTCTTCTGGGTTGGCTTTACATTGGGGACGGAGACGTGTCGCTTAACGAACAAATGATTGAAGAAGGATATGCTCACCCCTATGATGGCGGCACCAAAGATATGAATTTAGAAACCCTACGAGAGATAAGGAGAAAACATGGAACCCTCATCTGAAGAAAATCAATGGCTTTGTACTATGACATTAGGAATCGATGAAGTTCGATATCTGTATGATCACTATGATTATTCTATCAAGATGTGGCCAGGTTCCCCTGCACGTCCTGCTGAAGAGCAAGTTCTTTTAGAGATAATGAAGAAAAGAATGTTTGCTATGATGGCAGAATACAATTTTACGGAAATGTAGACAATACACAAATTGTTAGCATTCGTTACACTATTTTTTCCTACATAGTCCTATAATACTTTGTAGCGTAGTGTAACACAATGCTCGGACTCTATGTATTAATCACTTGTTTTATTCTACTTGTAGCATATGCAGGTATGGAAGAAACGGTACGTCTATTTGCTTATATCGATCTCGTGATCAGATGGCGATGGGTTCAATTCAGAATGTATATGATGCGTCGTAAACTTGAACAACAACTCATAAAAGATCTACCTGATTACAATAAACTTATAAAGGAATTAAAAGATGACCAACGATAAGGAACTGTCTAATCTCAAACTTGAGAGAAAAGAATGTCCTAAATGTGGTGCTACTTGGATCAACGGCAAGCATGTCTTTAGAGGCACTGCCGCATCATATGACAAGAGTGAACTAGACCTTGCTGGTCTTGTTTGTAATAAACTAGGTGACGAGCAATGTATTAACCCCAGGAAAGGACAAGATGGTGGAACCACTTGGGAATACAGGTCTGGATACATTGATGGTGTCTATGCCTCAAAGAAAAAATCAATGGAAGAAATGCGTGATCAGTTTGGAGATCTCTAAATACTAGTGGTGAACTAGTTTTCTTATGGCAACCGATCAGATTTATCTTGGTAATCCGCTACTAAAAAAAGCGAACGTCAAGCAAGACTTTACCAAAGAACAAATTGCAGAGTATGTAAAGTGTCAACAAGATCCAATATACTTTACAAAAAACTATGTAAAAATTGTTTCTCTTGATGAAGGTCTGGTGCCATTTAAGATGTGGGACTTCCAAGAGGAGTTAATTGAAAAATTTCACAGAAGCAGATTCAACATTGCGAAGCTACCTCGTCAGACTGGAAAGTCTACGACAGTGGTTTCGTATTTGTTACATTATGCTTTGTTCAACGATAGCGTAAACATCGGTATCCTTGCTAACAAAGCAAGTACGGCAAGAGATCTACTTGGTAGATTACAAACAGCATATGAGAATCTACCAAAGTGGATTCAACAGGGTGTGGTATCATGGAACAAAGGTTCTATGGAGCTAGAGAATGGCAGTAAGATATTGGCAGCTTCTACATCTGCAAGTGCTGTCCGAGGTATGTCGTTTAACATCATCTTCCTCGATGAGTTTGCGTTCGTTCCAAACCATATTGCAGAGTCCTTCTTTGCCTCTGTTTATCCTACTATTACTTCTGGTAAATCAACGAAAGTAATTATCATCTCTACCCCACAGGGTATGAACCACTTCTATAAGTTGTGGACTGATGCACAGAATGATAGGAATGGATATACTTGGCATGAGGTACACTGGTCACAGGTGCCTGGACGTGATGAGAACTGGAAAGCAGAAACAATTAAGAACACGTCAGAGAGACAGTTCACACAAGAGTTTGAGTGTGAGTTTCTTGGATCTGTTGACACACTAATCTCTGCTGCTAAACTTCGAGCACTGACTTTTATTGATCCCATCTCTACAAACAAGGGACTTGACATATATGAAAAACCAGGAACCAACGCAGAATATATTATTACGGTGGATGTTTCTCGCGGTATTGGGGGAGATTACTCTGCTTTCATTATTTACGATATTACTACAGTTCCATATAGAATAGTAGGAAAGTATAGAAACAACGAAATCAAACCGATGTTGTTTCCTAACGTCATTAATGATGTTGCCCGAGCCTATAACAATGCATGGGTTATGTGTGAGGTGAACGATGTAGGAGACTCTGTGGCGTCGATTCTAAATTATGACCTTGAGTATCCTAACGTGCTTATGTGTGCCATGAGAGGGCGTGCAGGGCAGATTGTAGGGCATGGATTCTCTGGATCTAAAACACAGCTCGGTGTCAAGATGAGCGTCACCGTGAAGAAGGTTGGTTGTGCCAACCTCAAACAAATTATTGAAGATGACAAACTTATCTTTAATGACTACGAAATTATATCAGAACTTACCACATTCATTCAGAAGAAGCAATCCTTTGAGGCTGATGAAGGATTCCATGATGACTTGGTAATGTGTATGGTGATCTTTGCCTGGTTAGTTCAGCAAGATTACTTTAAAGAACTTACTGATAACGATGTTCGTAAACGTATCTACGATGAACAAAAGAATCAGATCGAACAAGACATGGCACCATTCGGATTTATTACTACAGGTCTAGAAGGTGATGAAGGATTTGTAGAAGATGGATCTCATTGGGAGTATGGTGATACACAGGAAGATGTATCATATATGTGGAGTATCTAATGGACGTAGAAGATATGTTCGATCTAGGTACTATTCTTTTTAAACAAAGAAAGTGTAGATCTTGTGGAAAAACTAAAGACTTAACTACAGACTTCTACAGATCCAGACCAGATAGAACATCATTGTCTGCCTGGTCCTATGAATGTAAGGAATGTACGAAGAAGAGAGTAACCAATAAAAGAAGAAAATACAAGGAAGATATCTATCCAGACTGGTAGAGGGTTCGTGCATTGTTTCCCCACTTGAAGTTTCCAAAAATCTAAATACCTATAGATCAAAATTGGTTACTCAAGGAGAACAATATGGCAAGTCAAGTCTCGCCTGGAATTAGATTGAGAGAGCGTGACCTATCCAATGCTGTTGTTGTAGGTGCATCGGAAATTACCGCTGCTCATGCATCGACTTTTCAAAAAGGTCCTATTGGAAAGGTCGTGAATATCGCTTCACAAAAAGAACTTATTTCAGTTTTCGGTGCTCCCACCGACGCAAACGCCGAGGATTTTTTCGTAGCATCGGAATTCCTAGGATACGGCGGTCGCCTAGCAGTCGTTCGTGCTGCTACTGGCGTAAATAGTGCATCCGTTGCTGGCGGTACTGTCGTAGTCAAGAACGATGACGACTGGGCAGCAGGTAATGGTGCAGGCAACATGTTTGTTGCAAGAACAGCTGGTACACATGGCAACGCACTTAAGGTTGTTGCTGTTGACCGTGGTGCTGATCAACTAGCAACACTCACCGCAGCACCTGCTGGTCTCGCTGCTGGTGATACAGTCACTTTCACTGGTGGTAAGAAAGCAGTCGTTTACAGCTGGGATGCTGGAACACTCACCGCTGCGCTGATCCTCGACGATCCTACTAGCAGACTAACCACTGCTGACAGCATCGACACACCTGACACTGGTGTTGTTTCGGGTCTTACTGCAGTCACCGCTGGTGGTACTCTTTACGAGACCGCATCTGGTGTTGCAACATCTGGTGGATCTGGTACTGGACTTACTCTAGACCTCACAGTTTCTGCAGGTATTCCTCTGACACTAAACGGTGGTGCTGGTGGTTCTTCCTATGTTACAGCAACTGCTCAAGCAACCACAACTAATGGCACTGGTACTGGACTCACTGTTGATATCACTGCTTCTGGCGGTTCCATTGTTTCTATCGCAATCAATGCCGCAGGTACTGGTTATGCAGTAGGAGACACGATCACCGTTGCTGGTGGTGGTAACGACGGTACTGGTTCTATCGCTACTGTACGTGGTGGCGTTACTAGCGTTGCCGTAGCAACAGGTGGATCTGGATACGTTAGTGGCGATACAATCACAATTTCTGGTGGTGGCGCAGACGCAACTGTTGATATTGCAACTGTAACTGATACCGCAATCACAATCACTACAGTCAAAGATTGGTACACCAACACCCTAATCCCTGGCACAAGTCTAACACTTGGTGCTATCGGTCCTCGTCCTGGCACTTCCCAGTTCGCTGCTGACAGAAGTGTTTCTTATGATGAAATGCACTTTGCAGTTATTGATTCTGATGGATCAGTTTCTGGCGCAGTAGATACTGTACTAGAAAGAGTTCTGTTTGTTTCCAAACTGTCTGACGGTAGAAACACTGAAGGCGCTGCTAACTTCTACAGAGATGTAATCGAACAGCAATCATCCTTCTTCTTTAACGGCACAGTAATTCCTGCTTCAACACAAGCTGCATCTGCTGGTGGTTCTACTTCACTAGATCAAACTGCAGCATCTTCTGCTGGTAAGTTGCTCCTAATTGGTGCAAAAGCATGGGACCTTCAAGGTGGTGTTGACGACTATACATACACCCCTGCTGAAATTGAAGCAGCATTTGACGAGTTCTCTGATACCGAACTAGTTCCTACCTTGAACTTTGTTCTCATGGGTGGTTCGCTCGCTACCGAAACTGACACCAAAGCGAAAGCAAATAAGGTTATCAGTATCGCAGCAGCAAGAAAGGATTGCATCGCATTCGTTTCTCCACACAAAGGCAACCAAGTTGGAACTGCTGGCGCACTAACTGCGATCCAGCAAAGAGAGAACACTCTCAACTTCTTTAACGGCATGACTTCCACGTCATACGCCGTATTTGATAGCGGTTACAAGTATTTCTACGATCGCTTCAATGACAAGTATCGCTACATTCCTTGCAATGGCGATATCGCTGGTCTATGTGTTGCTACTAGTAGCCTCCTCGATGACTGGTATTCCCCTGCTGGTGTCAACAGAGGTTCCCTACGTAATGCTATTAAACTAGCATACAACCCAAGCAAGGCAGACAGAGACGAACTCTATCAGTCCAGAATCAACCCCGTTGTTGTATTCCCTGGTAGCGGCGTTACCCTGTTTGGCGACAAGACTGCACTTGCGTCTCCTTCTTCCTTCGATCGTATCAACGTTCGTCGCCTCTTCCTCAATGTTGAGAAGAGAATTGGAGATCTTGCCAAGACAGTTCTATTTGAGCAAAACGATCCGACAACCCGTTCTTCATTCCTAGCAGCTGCAAGCAGCTACATGTCCGAAGTTCAGGCACGTCGTGGCGTAACTGATTTCCTCGTGGTATGTGATGAGTCCAATAACACCCCTGACGTAATTGATCGTAACGAGTTTGTTGCAGAACTATTCCTGAAACCAACTCGCTCTATTAACTACATCACAGTTACATTCAC